GCGCTTAAAGCCTATGCTCAATGGATAAGCACAGGATGAGCATGACGGAGCTCGACAGTTTCTTTCTCAGAGCTGCAGAAACAGAGCGCAAACTACCAGCGGCGTTCCGCAAGCAAAAGCTCGCGTCATGGCCTGAGTTTCGCCAGGAGTGGGGCGCTTACGGATGGGACGATTTCGTTGCACCTTTATCCAAGGCAACTCCTGCAGACGTTACATGCTTTGAGCAAGCTTTGTTGCTAGGCATCCGCTACATGGACGAGGACGATAGACGCCTGGTGTGGGCTGTGGCTCACAGCGCGGCGTTTCGAGAGAGAGGCCCTAAGTGGACTAAGCTTGGCAAGATGCTTGGCGGCAGGGATGCCAGGGCGGTCAAGCGTATGTATTACGATGCTCTGGTCAGATTATACTATAAGATCCCGCCCGATGATGATGACGAGATCTTAGCAAAGGTTTTTTAAAGATTTATTTATTTATAATATCTGCAAGCTGTTTTTCTGCAGTAATCCGCATTTGTTTGGCTTCATTGGCTCGGATCTCATAGATAGCGAGCCCGGTATTCAACGCACGGATCCGCAAATAACTTTCTTGTTCCTGGCAATCTTCAATCGCCTCTTGCAAGTTCTCGGCAATCAATTGCTCGAGGTCTGTCTGTCTCGATCCTGGCATGCTCGCTGCGCCCTGGTCGAATAAGTCTGTCTGCATTGTGTATCCTCTCAGTAAGTGCCAGTGCCGTTGAAAACGCCCTGGATGGTTTCATCTGCAGCAACGCCACGCGATGCGAGCTCTGCATCGTAAAGGCGCAGGATATAGTGGTTGTAATGGCTTTTGCTGTGACCCAGGCAATTGCCATAGGTTTCCCAGGTATTAGCTCGGCGCTGTTGCAGATCCTGGATAGACAGATCAGGAATAACGCCAGTGGTATATTCAAAGCTCATATGTGCTCCTTTCTAAGCTATTGTTACTTATTGTACCGTGGTCTTATGAATGCGGCCTCGGAAGGCCGCCGACAAAAGATCAAGCAATCCGTACAGCCTGGGGAGCTCCGTCACCGTCGTAGTGGTAAATGGCATCGTTATGACCAGGCAAAGACCGGATCATGTCGCTTATCAATCTGTTGACGTGAGACTGATTTACGTGGCTGTCCCGATAACCGCCGCCGTTGTAAGCTGCAGCCTCGCAAGCCTGGTAATCGTAGCATTGAGCCATCCGAATAATGTCTATGGCTCTCAAGCTATAATCAACGCACCGACTAGCTTGAACGCAACCGGCAACGTAGTCAGTGAAAGAACAACCAACTAAAAACTCTGCGTCATGCTCATCGTACCGCTCGATCAAAGCATTGATATTTGCCCAGGCTAATGCGTAAGCCCATTGCTGAGCGTCAGGCTGAGCCTCGCCAAGCCATATATTATTCTCTGCAAACCGAATTGCTAACTGCCCGATGTGGGCCTCATTGCAAGCAAATGCTGACATATCTGTGTCTCCTTTTCTGGGGTTTCTGGGGGAACGAGCTGGATCCGAAGATCTTTGCTACACCTCATACATAGTAAGCTTGACGCATTCCGTCAAGGGGTAATGATAAAATAAATCAAGAAGCTTGCGCGGATGTTCTGAATGTGTTAGCGATTAGGATATAATCGCCCAGCTTTTGCGATTTGTCCTACTGGCTACTCAACATTTACTTCTCTGACTACACAACTCAGCCCGATAAGCTCAGCGCTTGTCGGGTTTTTTCATGGAAAGATCCGATGGTATCCCGAAGCAACATCAACAAGAAAGTAATGCAGCAAATATGCGATCGCATTGCGCATGGCGAAAGCCTGTTGACCATTGCAGCGGATCCAGATGTGCCAACAAGCTATGCTGCAGTTACTCGCGCAGTGCAGAGAAATAACGACTTCTATGAAATGTATCGCCGCGCTCGATCGCTACAGGCAGAGTTTTACTTCGATCATATCACGGACATAATGATGTCACCGCTTCCCACATTCGAGGACAATCGCCAGGCAAACGCATACGTTACGAACAACCGCAACAAGGTCGACGCGCTTAAGTGGGTCATCGCAAGGATGCAGCCCAACGGCATCAGGGATAAGCGTGAGGACGCGCCGCAAAACTCAGCTATTACGATAAGCTGGCAGGGTAATGACGTGGCGGTCAGCACAACAGACGATAGCCAAGCTTCACCAGGGACAGAATAGAACAGACCAGGGACTTCGATTGACCAGGCAAGATTGAGATGCAGAGATTGAGTTGGTCATCAGGGTCATCAGGGTAACCAGGGGATTTCCGTATTCCCTAACGTACAGGCGAGCGAGCTACGCACAGGAAGCCAGATCATAGCAAGCCTGGTCAGATCCTTGCAACCGAGCTGCAACCCAGGGGGGCTAAGCTCCTGTAATCATTGGCGCAAGCGGCGGGTATTGACCCCGTTTGCCCGGCGATCCGCCGGTTTTCGAGGCCCAGCCGACCCCACCCCCGCCTCGCGGGCCGCGCCCGACTTTTGCTATAAGACCCGTAAATAAAACACACACATCCAGGATGCTTATGGAAATCGTTATACCCTACGCACCGCGAGCGCTGCAGGCTCAGCTTCATGCTGAGATGCAAGCGAGGCGCTGGGGCGTTGTTGTTTGTCACCGTAGGTTTGGCAAGACTGTCTGGGCTATTAATCATATTCTTCGCGATGCTTTAATGAGCTCTAAGCCCAATCCTCGGTACGCTATGATGGCTCCTACGTATCGTCAGGCTAAGTCTGTTAGCTGGGATTTGCTTAAGCAGTATGCTGGGTCTATTCCTGGCGTGAGGTTCAATGAGACTGAGCTTCGATGTGATTTACCTAACGGCGCTAGGATAAGCTTGTTAGGCGCTGAGAACGGCCAGGCATTGCGTGGTCTTGAGCTTCATGGCGTTGTGATGGACGAATACGCTAACATGCCTGAGAGCGTCTTTCCCGAGGTCATACGGCCAAGTCTGTCAACGTCTAAAGGTTGGTGTTGTTTCATTGGCACCCCGCAGGGACATAACGCTTTCTATGAGCTCTATGAGCAGGCCAAGGGCGATGATGAATGGCTTGCTGTAGTTCACAAGGCTTCTGATACGGGGTTGCTTGATCGCGAGGAACTAGAGGCCGCTCAGAAGATGATGAGCCCCGATCAGTATGCTCAAGAGTTTGAGTGTTCCTGGCAAGCGAATGTGCCTGGGAGTATTTACGGCAAGGAGCTTGAACAGGCTGAGGACGATGGGCGCGTTACGAATGTGCCGTATGATCCTGCGTTGCGTGTCTCGACGTTTTGGGATCTCGGCGTAGGCGATAGCACTGCGGTATTCTTTGTGCAGACTGCCGGGCGAGCTGTTCATGTGATTGATTACTATGAAACGCGAGGCGAGGGCTTGCCGCACTATTGCAAGGTTTTGTCTGACAAGGGTTATTTATACCAGGATCACTTTGCTCCGCATGACATTGAGCAAAGGGAACTTGGTAGCGGGAAGTCCAGGCGAGAGATTGCTTATGATCTTGGGCTTAACTTCCGCGTGGTTCCTAAGCTTGGGCTAGAGGATGGCATACATGCAGCGAAGATGCTTATCCCTAAGTGCTGGTTTGACAGAGATAAGACGAAGGTAGGGCTCGAGGCTCTCAGACAGTATCACAGGGCTTATAACGAGCGCACACGGACGTTTAGAGCGACCCCTGTGCACGATTGGTCATCGCATAGCGCAGATGCGTTTAGATACCTGGCTGTAGGCTTGAGACTTGGAAACAACAAAATGCGAGCGCCACAGCAACAGGCGTTGAATAGCTATAACGTCTTTGCGGCGTAGGAGGTAGATATGGGTGGTGATTCAAGTTCAGCGGGTGATAGCTCGTCAGAAAAAAAGGCCAAGCCAGCGCCTACTTACAGAAGTACGGCCCCTGCAACGAGCCTACGTCCCAGGTCAAGACCGTCTAGTACCCCTGCATCAACCACGCTCAAGAATATGCCGGGCGCATTAGCTGAGGATATAAAGATCGGCTTGGGGCAGATGGAGCCAACTCAGGGCTATTATGAGCGCACGGCTGCAAGAAAAAAGTTTGAAAAGGATCAAGCTGCATCATATGGCGGCGATAATAACCCACAACCCAGGCAATCAACGATGGCTCGGGCTGCAGCGCCTAGCTATGGCGTTGGTGGCGTAGGATCTGCGCCTGATTTACCTGATCCTGATGCCGTGGGTGAGACTGAGCAAGCCTTACTCGATGCAAATAGAAAAGGCAGATCTTCAACGATTGCCACAAGCCCGGCTGGGTTGCTTGCTGGTGAGGATAGCGCACGCAAGAAACGCTCTCTCATGGGTGGATTAATCAGATGATGATGATGAAAAAGCGCAATATTGCCGGTGAAATGGGCGCGAAAGCCTCTCAGCCAGCAAAGCGCAGGGACACCGTGGATCCGCTCGAGCGTCTTAATCAAAAGATGGCTGGCAAGGGCAAGGGCGGTGATCCTAAGAAAGCCAAGAGGCGATCAATGATGCAACAATATGGGCTGTATTAATGCAAGTTAAGCCAATGGTTGCCAACCTGGACAGGCGCTTTCAGCAATTACAAACGCAGCGCAGTAACTGGGAAAGCCATTGGCAGGAGCTCGCTGACTTTATGTTGCCCAGAAAGGCAGACATTACCAAAAAACGCACCCAGGGAGACAAGCGCACAGAGCGGATCTTCGATGGCACTGCAATACATGCTGTAGAATTACTTGCCAGCTCATTGCATGGCATGCTCACAAGCCCCTCAACGCCCTGGTTTAGCATGCGATACAGGGATCCTATGCTGCAGGGCGATGACGAAGCTAATGAATGGCTCGAGCTTGCCATTGATCAAATGTATCAACAGTTCAATCGGTCTAATTTTCAGCAAGAAGTGCATGAATTATATTATGATTTGGTGACTTTTGGAACGGCGGCAATGTATGTCGAGGGCGATCAGGACGGATTGCGGTTTCAATCCAGGCATATTGCTGAGATTTACATATCGCAGAATAGTAATGACAATGTGGATACGGTGTTTCGCAAGTTTCGTCTGTCTGCCCGGGCAATGGCTCAGCGGTTTGGCGAAGATAAGCTTCCCCAGGCATGTCTTAAAGATCTAAAAAACGATCAATATAACGAGCACGATATAATTCATGCGGTGTTTCCTCGAGGTGAAACAACCGGCAAGCTTTCCAAAATGTCTAAGCCCTTTGCCTCTGTGTATTATCATGCAGATACAAAGATGCTTTTGAGCGAAGGCGGCTATGACGAGCTATGTTTTTGCGTCCCGAGAATGAGCAAAGATAGCACGTCAAGCTATGGCAGATCTGTCTCGATGAACGCTTTGCCAGATACGAAAATGTTGAATAAAATGTGCGAGGTTACAATCCGCGCAGCGCAGAAACAAATAGATCCACCGCTAATGGTGCCAGATGATGGTTTTGTTTTGCCGGTGAGGACAACGCCGGGAAGCTTGAATTTCTACAGGGCTGGATCCAGGGATAGGCTCGAGCCCATGCAGATCGGCGCGAACAATCCCTTGGGTTTGGCGATGGAAGATCAGCGCCGTGAAGCAATTAACAAGGCGTTTTTCATAGACCAAATTCTAAGCCAGGGCGGGTCGCAGCAAACTGCAACGGAAGTGCTGCAGCGCAACGAAGAACGCATGAGACTGCTCGGGCCTGTGCTCGGGCGTCTCCAAAGTGAGCTACTGCAGCCCATGATTTCACGGTGCTTTGGCTTGCTACTCAGGGCGGGGCTGCTCCCAACCCCCCCTGAGGCTTTACAGGGCCAGGATATAGATATTGAGTATGTATCTCCCCTAGCAAAAGCGCAAAAGCTAACGGATCTGCAATCAATGTTGCGCGGGTTCGAGGTGCTTATGCAAGTTAATGAAATAGCGCCCGTAATGGATTATCTCGATTCAGACCGCTTGGTAAAATACCTGGTCGATATAACAGGCATACCGGCCCAGGTCATTAGATCTGACGCGCAGGTTGCTGAAATCCGAGAGGCCCAGGCGGAAGCAGAGGCCGCGCAAGCGCAGCAACAGCAGCAAATGATGGCCGCAGAGCAAATGCAAAAGGCCGCGCCGATGGTTAAGGCTGTGGGTGGATTGCCCGGTGGTCTGCCGCAATGAAGAAAATAGAAGATGTAAAGCGCTCGTACCGTCTTGTTTTTAACTCAGACGGTGACGGAGATATTGTCCTGGCAGATCTTAAAGCCCGGCTGAACTACGATCAAACAACCTTTGTTCCTGGCGACCCTTATCAAAGTGCTTTCCTTGAAGGTCAACGCAGCGCCATGCTGCATATCGCCAGGATGATCACCGAGGAAAGCAAACCAAAAGGTAATTAAACATGAGCGACGAGGCAATCCCGGCAGAGGGATCTCAAGAGATAGCAATGGAAGCCCCGGTTGAGGTAGGCTTTTTAGATACCCTAAACGAAGAAAACAGAGGCAACCCGAGCTTACAAAAGTTCAAAGACGTTAACAATCTTGCGAAATCATACACGCACCTGGAACGGATGGTCGGCGCTGATAATATGGCCCGGCCTTCTGAGAATTGGTCTGACGATCAATGGAGCGAGTTTTACAACGCAAGTGGTAGGCCCGAAGCGCCAACCAAATATGAAATTAGCCTGGAAGGAAAGCTTGGGGATAGCACACTCGAGGCGTTCCGAGAAAGCGCACATGAGGCAGGGCTTAATAACAAACAAGCCCAATCTATCGCGTCTTTCATGGATGGCTCCTTGGAGAAAATGGAAGTTGAGCGGTACGATCACGCTGAAACACTGACGCGTGAAGGCGAGCTAGAGCTAAGGCAAGAATACGGCCCGGCTTTCGATCAACAACTACAGCTCGCAGAGGGCGCAGCCAGGCAATTGCTTGGCAACAAATCGGAAATGCTTAATGAAATCGAGCTCGCAGATGGCAGATTATTGGGTGATCATCCTGATATTATCCGCATGTTTAGCGCGTTTGCCAAAGAAATTGGCGAAGATAAAATAATCGGTGAACCCACTGAGCTTGTTATGACCGCAGACGAAGCGGGTCGAAAGATCCCTGAAATCATGGCGAGCGGCCCTTATCTGGATCATCGCCACCCCGAACACAAGACATACGTTGCTGAAGCCGAAAGACTATTTAGGATTCAGAGCGGTGAAGCTGGACAAGCCTAGATCTTTCTAAGCCCCAGCGACAAGTGGAGTAACGAACCTAAGCGTTGAGCACGGCCCATTACGGATAACCGCGGCGAAAATAACCCTGAAAAAACAATAGCTTAATGAAGGAGTTCGATTATGTCGAGCGAAATCACTACAGCGTTTGTGAATCAGTTTTCCGCAAATATCCAAATGCTGTCTCAACAGCAAGGATCTTTACTCCGCGCTTGCGTGGATGAGGAAAGCGTCACAGGCGAAAAAGCGTTAAGTTGAGCGCCCTTGCTCAGTAATGGGCATTGCAAACTATGTGAATTGTCTGGGAACCCCTAACGTAAAGCCGAGGGCAATCAGCAGCCAAGCCTCTAACGAGGAAGGTTCAACGACTATCCCGCAAGGGAGTAGGGCCAAGCGGCCCGAAGCGCATAGCACCCTAAAAATTAGGGTGGTGATATAGTCTCATCTCATAGGGCTTGACCCTTTGCGAAAGCATGAGCAGCCGAGAAAACGGCGGTCTGGTTCTAGCGAGCCCAGGCGAAGATAATGTCTTTGATCAAGTGGGATCAGTTTCCGCTATAGAAAAAACAACGCGTCACCAGGATACACCAATCCAGGATACACCCCATGCGAGGCGTCAAGTTTCTTTGCGGGATTATGTATACGCAGATCTTATTGATGATGAAGATAAGATCCGTATGTTGACAGATCCGCAATCTACTTATGTTCGTGCGGGTGCTGCAGCGATGGGCCGTCGAATGGATGATACGATCATCGCCTCGGCTTTTGCAGACGCTAACACCGGCAAAGACGGCGGAACAAGCGTATCTTTCCCATCAGGGAATGTCGTGGCGCATGGCAGCGCGGGGCTTACCCTGGCAAAGCTGATTGCGGCAAAGCAAATCCTCGATGAAGGATCTGTAGACCCGTCAATCAAGCGCTTTATTGTTGTTGCGCCAAAGCAAATGTCGGATCTGCTTAATAGCACAACCGTCACTTCGGCAGACTTCAATACAGTACGTGCTCTTGTTCAAGGCAGCGTCACGGAGTTTTGTGGATTTACCTTTATCACAAGCAATCGCTTGGCGGTAAATGGTTCCTCTCATCGCCGGGTCATTGCATTTGCACAAGACGGCTTAAAGCTTGCGGTTGGTATGAACCCAACAGCAAAAGTCGATGTGCGGCCTGACAAGGGCTATGCCACCCAGGTTTTCTATCAACAAAGTATCGGCGCGACACGCATGCAAGAGAGCATGGTTGTTGAAGTGCCGTGCGCAGAATAGGGGGATTGACCAATGGCAACAGTATATAGTGTCCAACGGACAAACTCACGCGCAACACCAGTTGTTAAAAACCCTTCAAATAACCTTGGCGCTCGCATTCGTGTGGCTCACTCGGTTTATGAAGCGTCAAGCTTGGCGGCTGGTGATGTCATTGAAATGTTCCGCTTGCCTGACGGTGCGCGGCTCATTGAGGGCTCACTTGCCCATGATGCGCTTGCATCTAGCACAACGCTCAGTGTCGGCCATGCAGCTTATAAAAACGCTGATGGTACTGCGGTAAGTGCAGCGGCGGCAGCCTATAAAGCTGCAGCGGCAAGCACGTCTGCTCAGAAAGTCGATATTCTTGCAACCTTGGCGCTTGGTAGCGGCACGGTGCTGGATACTGACGGTGACGGCGCAATGGTCACTGTTTCAATCGCTGGCGCGGCAGGAACAGGTACGATTGAATGTACCATCAAGTACGCGACTGACTAAACAACGGCGGGGCGGTTCGCCGCCCTGCTTACTCTTTTTGAGGTAGGCCATGACAAGCACAGTTGATATTGCCAATTCTGCCCTAAACCTGCTCGGGGCTAGTAACATCGCGGCGTTCGATGAAAACTCAAAAGCTGCGCGTGTTATTAATCAAAAATACCCTGGCATACGTGACGATCTGTTTCGTCAACATAGCTGGAATTGCCTGGTCAGACGCACAACATTAGCGCAATCCGCAACAACGCCTGATTTTGGATATGCTTATTATTATCCTCTGCCAACGGATCCGTATTGTTTGAGGGTCTTAGAGTTTTCAAACGGTACTATGAGCTATCCCCAGGACAATATGCACAGCCTATCTGGTGGCCCGGTGTTTGTTGTTGAGGGTAGAAACATTGTAACCGACGAAAGCACGGCCAAAATTAAGTATATCGCCAGGATCGAGGATCCTAATGAATATGACGCAAGCCTGATTGATACCCTATCTCAGCGCCTTGCTGCAGAAATAGCCTATACAGTCACGGGATCGGGCTCTGTGCGCAATCAAATGCGAGCTGACTATATAGATAAGCTTAGCCAGGCCAGGAACGTCAACGCAACAGAGGGCGCACCGCAACGCATTGAGGCATCTGACTTCATCGAGGCGCGTATGTAATGGCTAGATCTGCGCCATCATTCTCAGCTTTTAGTGCTGGGGAAATATCCCCCTTGCTCGAAGGCAGGACGGGCATTGAAAAATACAAAGAAGGTTTGGCAGATCTTACGAATATGATCGTTATGCCAACGGGCGGCACAAAGCGGCGTCCTGGCACAGAATATCTAGGCGAGGTTAAATCGAGCTCAGTAAAATCCAGGCTAATACCATTTCAATTTAAAACAACCGACACGTATATCTTAGAGTTTGGAAATGAGATTATGCGCGTCTATCGTAATGGCGCACAGGTTTTAAACGCTACTGCCAAAACTATTACAGCGGCAACAAAGGCAAGCCCTGGCGTTCTCACAAGCAACTCGCACGGCTTTAGCAATGGCGATGAAATATTCATAGAGTCAGTTGGCGGTATGACCGAGCTGAACGGTAGAAACTACCGGGTTGCCAATAGCACGACAAATACCTTCACGCTCACGGATTTATTCGATGTCGCAATAAACACAACTAGCTTCACAACATATACAAGCGGCGGCACGGCCACAGAAATATTCGAGCTGGCAACGCCATATCCAGAGGCAAAAGTGCCAGATGTGCGCTTTGTGCAGTCAGCCGATACAATGTATTTTGTGCATCCCGAGTACGCTATCCGCACCCTAACACGCTCGGATCATAATAATTGGACTTTTGCCACGCCTTCGATCTCCGGTTCTCCAAGCCCGGCGTTAAATACCAGCGGTAATTATCCCAGCGTTGTCACGTTCTTCGAACAGCGCTTAGTTTTTGCTAATACTGCAGCCAATCCGCAAACAATTTGGTTTAGCAAAAATGCCGATTATACGAATTTCACAGCAGGCACCGGGGATAATGACGCCCTGATATACACAATCGCGTCTAATACTGTGGATAGTATTCGCTATCTCAGCTCCACGCGCGTCCTGGCAATCGGCACAACAGGCGGCGAGTTTGTCCTAACGTCTACGAATGACGGGCCTGTGACGCCCACAACAACGCTAATCCGCAAATACTCGAATTATGGCACGGCAAATGTCGAGCCTGTCCAGGTCGCAGATGTTACGCTTTTCCTGCAGCGCGGTGCCAGAAAGGTCAGAGAATTTAAGTTTGTCGGTGATGTAAATACCAGCGGGTACGCCGCACCCGATATGACGATTCTCGCAGAACATATTAGCCAGGGCGGTATAACTCAGTTCGCGTATCAACAAGAACCTGAGAGCATTGTATGGGCTCTAAGGTCAGACGGGACGCTCCTGGGCCTGACATATAGGCGCGAGGAAGAAGTTGTTGGTTGGCATAAGCACACAATCGGCGGCGTGTTTGGCAGCGGCCAGGCTATTGTCGAAAGCATCGCACCGCTTCCCACCGACACCGGCAATGATGACCTATACCTAATTGTGAAGCGCACGATCAATTCACAGACAAAAAGATATGTTGAGGTGCTAAAACCCTTTGATTTCGGATCAGTTACAACAGCGGCGTTTTTCGTTGATAGCGGCCTGGCGTATAGCGGATCTGCAGTAACGTCATTATCTGGCTTGTATCACCTGGAAGGGCAGTCAGTTGCTATCCTGGCAAACGGCGCAACGCACCCCGATGAGACTGTATCGGGCGGCGGTATAACATTAGATTATAGCTCTACAACGGCAGCGGTTGGCTTTAGCTATACCTCGCAAATGCAAACAATGCGGATTGAGTCTGGATCCGAGGACGGAACAAGCCAGGGCAAGCCCAAGCGAATACATGCCGTTACTCTCAGATTGTTTGAAACGGTTGGTATTGAGGTCGGCAATAGTTCCTCAGAAATAGATAGAATACCGTTCCGCGATAGCTCGATGGCAATGGACGAGGGCATCCCACTTTTCACAGGCGATAAGGAAATAGAGTTCCCTGGGGGTTTCGACAACGATGATCGGATATACGTGCGGCAGTCACAGGTTTTACCCATGACCGTGCTCGCGTTCTATCCACGCATGAACACGTTTGACATATGATTTTGTTTCATGTGGAACAGCTCAAAGATTGCTCGAGCGAAGCAATGTCGCTGATCGAGGCGCATTGGCAAGAGATCGCGCTGCACCAGGACACAATTAAGCTCAATCCAAACTGGCAGCAGTATTATCGCCTGGAAGAAGAAGGCAAGCTACACGTCTATACGGCTCGGGAAGATGAAAAGCTTGTGGGGTATTTCGTGATGATCGTCGTGCCACACTTGCACTATCAAGATCATTTATTTGCCCACAACGATGTAATCTATGTGGATCCCGAATATCGCAAAGGATTTACAGCCTGGCGATTAATTAAGTTTGCCACCGAACAGCTAGAGCTCGCCGGGGTTTCTGTGATGATGATCAATATAAAACGACACAAGCCTTTTGATAAATTGCTGCAGCGCCTTGGTTTTACCGAGACTGAAAGCATTTATTCTAAGCGCCTGGGAGTAAGCTAATGGGCGCACAAGGTACACTTGCGGCAGTATCGGCGGGATCATCCCTGATCGGTGG